CGGGATCGTTCGGTCCGGCTCCGGGATCGTTCGGTCCGGCTCCGGGATCGTTCGGTCCGGCTCCGGGATCGTTCGGTCCGGCTCCGGGATCGTTCGGTCCGGATGGAGCCAATAGCGGATCAGGCTACCGTGCTCACAGTCGCCTGTCTCCTCCCACGGTGAGAGGAGCGGAGGCCGATCCAGCGGCGCGCGGTCATAGCGCGAGGAGTGCCGAACGGAACCGGCCTCCGGCCAGAATCGACTGACCGGAGGCCGGAGGAGGAGCTGTAGCTGACTCACTCCGCACGCCTCTGATGGATCTTGTCTCGGAGGTTTGCGACGGAGACCGCCGCCTCTCGGATCATCCTCGCGAGGTTGCAGCCGGAGGCGGTAGGGTGCGTATCGAGAGCGGACCGGAGGAGGAGACGGTATTCCTCCTCCGAGAGCCGGATCTCAATCCGATGAGGTCTCGCGGCGCGGCTCACTCCTCACCCCGAAACGCAACGATCATCTCGATCGAGGTTTCCGACTCGGAGCGGCTCCAGCCGAGACCGCGCCATCTGGAGAGCGGCTCTCCGTCCTCAGAGACGACGTGATAGCGGCCTCCGTTGTTGTTCGGGGTGTAGCAGATTCCGAGGTTGAGGCCGCGCGCTCTGGCGTATCGCTCCAGCTTCCGAGAGGTTGAGGTGCTGTAGAAGATCATTTCTGCTCCGGTCAGTCGGTTTGTGCGGCTCCGTCTGACTCTCTGTAAATACCCGTATATTCTCCGGCGGTCAACATATTTATTACGTCCCTGTCGTTTTTCGGTATAGGTTTGTGTCGTTGATAGGAGGTGAGGCTATGCGGCGCCCCAAAACTCAAGCGATAGACGCGCGCTGTTACGAGCTGGTCTCGGAGGGCCTCCGAGACTGGGAGATTGAGCAACGACTCGGGATCTCTGGTCCTGGTCCGCGCGCGCGGAGACATGCGATCGCGGAGGGCCTCCAATGGCCGATCCGGCGCTCGTACAAGGCGCCGTCTGACGTCGCGTCTCTCCGGCGCGAGGTCAAGCGGCTACAGGAGGAGGTCTCCGCGCTCCGCTCCCAGCTCGCGGAGCACAGGGGAGACGAGCTCCGGTATATGGCCGGGCTCCTCGGAGAGCTGCTCTCTCTGATCGAGGAGCCGGAGCGGCTCTCGCCGGAGTACGCGCGGCGGCTCCGGCGCAACTTTCAACGGATCGGAGAGTAGAATGAATCTCGATTCAATCGCGCCCTGTCAGGGTTGCCGATGCTCGGTTTACAGCGTTCATACTCACGATGATGAGGACTCCCCGTATGTCCCGGCGCCGGACGGTCAGATGATCCTCAACGTCTGGCCGTCCGGCGCCTGGTTCCTCCAGTGCGGACGCTGCTCCTACGAATGGGAGGATCAGGAGGACGGCGTTTCGGATCTCCCGACGTTCCGTCGTCTCTCTCCTGAGCTCGCGGTTGAAATCGAGCGGCTCCGCGTGGAAAATGCACGATTGCGGAGACTCCTCCGTATCCCTCCCTCTGAGGTGCCGAAATGACGCGACTCCTGTTCCTGATTGCCGCCGGTTGCGGTTTCCCCTGGGTTGACCGCTACCTCCCCGCGGAGGACGCCTCCGAGGAGGACCAGGCGGAGAGCTCCTCCGAGGAGGGCCAGACGAACTCCCCGCGCGCGAGCTGCTCCGGTCCGGCGGTAGCGATCGGTTCTCTGATCGACACAAGCGGAACCGGCGCGCCCTATATGCCGCTCGCGGGAGAGGGAGGGACGGTCTGCTCCGCGAGCTGTGACGAGAGCTGGTTTGAGGTCTGGATCAGCACCGCGGCGGACTGCTCCGCGCGGCTCACTCTCCCGGCGACGGTCCCGGCCTCCGGCCTCGTTGCCTGCTACGGATTCACCGCTACTCCGGACGTTGATCTCTGGTCTGCGACCTGTACGATCGAGGTCTCCGGAGCACCTCCGGTTCCGCGGACGGTGGTCTGGTGACAGACGCGATCCTCAAAAACGCGCCGCTCCTGCTCATTCCGTTGTGTGGCGGCTGGTTCTATCTGGTGTCTACAACCGTTGATCTCTCCCCTGGATCATGGGGGATCATCGGCTCGATCGTCGGTCTGGCGATTGCCGCGCGCTGGACTGTCACGATCGGAGAGCCGCGGATCGCTCCGCGCGACTCGGAACGCGATCGGGAGTAGAAGCAGCGCGGAGACGATCGAGAGCGCGTCAAACACCGGGGAACCAGGCGCGCTCCTCCGGCTCCTCGCTATCCTCCCTCGCGGAGACGCCGGGGAACCAGGCGCGCTCCTCCGGCGGCTCCTCCGATGCTGGCGCCGCCTCCGGCTCCTCCTCGGAGGAATCCTCGGAGTCCTCCGGTAGCTCGATCGGCTCCGTATGCTCTCCCGGCTCAGTCCTCAGACCGCCGGGAGTGATTCGGAGGATCACGGTCCCATCCTCCGCGCGAGTGATTGAGACGGACTCCGCGGAGAGCAGATCCAGCGGAGCCGCGCGGCCGTCTCCGTCTATGGCCTCCAGATCGACTCCGGCTCCGGCGTCCGCTCCGAAAATGACCGCGGAGAGCTCGAGGAGCAGGGTTTTCCGCGAGACCAGGCCGTATTTTCCCCACCATGGATGCTCAACCGGGAGCTCCGATCGAGGCTGTGTCTCCAGCATGACAAACCCCACAGAGACGTCGGTCAGGAAACCTCCGCGGAACTGCTCCGCGAGCTGGTAAGCAAGCGGATAGGCGCGGCGCTTTGTCGCGCTGTCGATCTGATCAAAAAACCGGATCCACCCCTGAAGCTCCGGTCCGGAGTCGGTCTGGACGACCTCCAGATCCTCTACCCGGCCGATCGGCGGGAGCGGCGCGGAGCTCGCGCCTCCCATCCAACCCGCGCGGTTGTGTTCCCACAGGAACGCGCCTCGATACCGGCTGAGATCCCAACCGTTTTGCACGATGACGTGACCATCTGAGGCGGCGGTCTCCGTTGAGAGAGTCACCCTCAACCGGCCGGAGTTATCCACAGTCCCATGATCCGCGCGCGCGCGCTGGAAAACGATAGGGAGTCCCTCATATTTCCGGGTGTTCATTCCGCGATCCTCAGTCTGGCAGGAGACCAGGCGCCGCGGTCCGCTCCGCGATCCTCCTCTCCGGCGGTTGCGTTCTGCTCCGGCTCCCTCTGGAGCGGACCGTCCCCGAGACCTTCATACTCCGCGGCGTCCGCGGCGTTCGCTCCGAGATCAACCCATTTCTTGACCCGATCGAGCGCGTCATTTCTCACGCTCTGGAGTGCGGCGATCCCGCTGTAGTCGTACTGGACGGAGTAGCGACTCCCGTACAGGCGCCGGATGAGCGGAGTCCAGACCTGATCGGCCATCTCCTCAGTCTCCGCTCTGACCGACTCGTAATAGATGACCTCCTGCCGTTCCGCTAGCGCGTAGTTCGCGGAGGGCAATCCCACCATATGAGGTGGTACGCCAGTCACGGCAAGGACGGCCTCTCGCGCGAGCTGCCTGACCTTCTCAAACTCCATGTCGCGCGGAGACCAGGTAGGGATCTTCATCTCCACCTCGTTGCTCATTACGAGCGCGCCTCCGTCGGAGAGAAGCTTGTTGAGCTGCCGTCGGATCTGCTCTCGGACCTCCGGCTCCCATTGTTGGAGCTCTCCGCGGGGAGACACGATCATGTCTGGCCGTCCGCGTTTTGCCATCTCTCCGGCGCGCGTCTGAGCGCGCTTGTCAGTGGTCAGATCACCGTGTAGCGGGAGGATCGCGCCGGTCCCGTACAGGCCCTCCGGACCGTCCTCCCAAGACGGGAGAGAGGCTATGATCACGTCCTCCGGACGATAGCGGATCGTGATCCCGGCGCCGTTGTAGACCACGCGGGAATATCCGGCCTGTTGATCCGGCTGGAGCCTGGTCCGCGCCGGATGCAGGCGACGGAGCGAGATGAGCGGCTCAACCTCTCCGACGATCAGACTGTAGGACATTCCGGAGATCCGGTAGTCGAGACACATTTGAGCGCGGAACTGACGGCCGCTCCGGCGCGTTGAGGGCTGTTCGAGGAGATCGTAGAACGGGTGAGAATCAACGATCCTCCGGCTGCTCCCTCTCCCGCGGACAACCCGGATCGGCAACCGCGAGGTATCCGACGCGCGCCGGAGCATAGCGGCATACACCCACGGAAAACCGGCGTATGCGCTCATGGCGGTCTGGACGTCGTAGGTTGGAGACGCCTCTCCGTCTCCGGCGAAATCGGCTCCGAGGTTTACCGCCTCCATCGAGACGCCGCGCTCCCTCCGAGGGAGCCGAAACCAGCTCGCGAGTTTTTGAGTCCAGGTCGGCATACGTTCTCCGCGGCTGTGGATAACCTCTCACGTTTCCCACAGGTTTATCCACAGCCGGTATATTTCCACAGGTTTATCCACAGCGGGAGTTTTCCACATGGTTATCAATAGGTGGCTATTGACAACCGGGCTCCTCTCCCGGTAAACCGGCAACAGTTACCCTCCGCTCTGAGGTTCACCTATGCGCGCTCTCTCGCTCCTCTCCCTCCCCTCCGCGCTCTCCTCGCGCGATGACTCCGGCGGCCTCTGCTTTGAGGAGGACTACGATCTGGAGGATGGCGATCTGGAGGATGAGGAGATCGCGCCTCTCGCAACCGGCGCGAGCGCGTCTGACTGGACGGGGAAAATCAACGAGGTGATCCGCGCGCTCAACGAGCGCGGCGCGACTGACCAGATCCTCTCCGACCTCCAGACCGCCGTCCGCGGTATGCAGGAGAAGGTTTCCGGGACCAGGCCGGAGGAGTTCTCCCGCGATGAGCGCGCGATGGTCGGCCGGTACATCCGAGACAACGGCCGCGGGGAAATGCGCGCCTATCTCGTCTCCGGCTCCGTCCAGATCGCCGGCCGCTCCTATGAAGTTCCGGGCTTCCTCGATGACGTCTCGGACGACCTCCCGGAGATCCAGCGCGCGATCCAGGCGCTCGCAGAGCAGCGATTCATCATCCGGACGATCAAGAGCGCCGCCGGTCAGGTCAACACTCGCGCGAGTACGCCGCGGACCGATGCTGAGATCAAGCGCCTGGTCTCGCTGCTTCCAGAGGAGCTCAAGCGCGCGTTCGTTGACGTTGCCGGCTCCGGCGCGGAGTTCATTCCTCAGTCAGTGCTCCCGACGATCGTCCGCGCGGCGGAATGGCAGCGCCGCCTTGCCGGTCAGTTCGAGACGGTCTCGATCAGCTCCGCGGACGCTCTCCTCCCGCGCATGGAATCCGGCGCGATTCCCTACCTGATCTCCGAGCGTTCGACCGACGATCCGAGCAAGATCCCAGCGAGCTCCCCGGTCACGGCCGACAACACGATCACCCCAAAAACCATGGGAGCGCGCGTCAAGGTCTCCGCGAACGCATCAGAGGACGCCCTGATCGCGATGATGCCGCTGATCCGCGCAAATCTGGTTGAGGCGCTGATCGCTGGTGAGGAGGACGCGATCCTCAACGGCGATACCGCGGCGACTCACCAGGACGCGATCGCGGCGTGGAATCCCAACAACTACTACGGAACCGGATTCCTCGCGAGCGCCGGAGGTTCCTCCGATCACCGGCGGTCATTCATCGGTCTCCGCGCGCGCGCGTTCGACGTCTCAAACACCGTGGATCGCTCAACCAC